CTTTATATTTTCTCCGGCGGAAGTTTCTTCGAGGCTTTTTTAGGGCATTGGTAGCGGTTATACTTACTCCTCCGGTAAAGTTACGCGTTCTTTCATGCTCCTCCTTTTACATGGACACAATTGCTCCTCCTAACCACTACCAATGTCTCTGAAAAAGCCTCGAAACTAATAGAAAAGGATAGACACTATGCCGAAAAGAGAAGCCAAACCTTTGAAAAGAAGAGGGAAATCCAAGGCCATGACTGCCGAGGATCGGGAAAACGAGCTGATCTCATTGGCCTATGACCTTGTAGAACAGCGAATGCTAGATGGCACAGCCACGGCCGCAGAGACAGTACACTTCTTAAAGCTCGGATCAAGCCGAGAGAAGCTTGAACGAGAGATGATGAGACAGAAGAAGGAGTACGAGCAGGCTAAGACTGAGAATCTAGCTTCCCAGAGAAGCTCAGAGGAGCTATACGCAAATGCGTTGAGCGCATTTAGGAGATATTCAGGAGCACCAGAGGATGAAGAGGACTACTTCGATTAAGACTTACTCTAAACTCATAAAACTGCCGACGTTTAAGGAACGGTTTGACTACCTATACATAGGCGGACGAGTCGGTGAAGCAACCTTTGGAGCGGAGCGATATTTGAACCAGCATTTCTACAATTCACTTGAATGGCGTGAGTTGAGAGATGAGATCATTCTTCGTGATGAGGCATGTGATTTGGGAATCGAGGGCCGAGACATTACGGATCGCCGATACATTCGAATTCACCACATTGAGCCAATTACGATGGATGATATTCTTAACCATTCATCCCGACTAATGGATCCGGAGAACTTGATTACCTGTCTTAGTAAGACACATCAGGCGATCCACTATACCGGTTGGGATGGTGTATACCAGGAACCAGTAACTCGCAGACCATATGACACATGTCCATGGAGGTCGTAATGGATAGTATCTTAGATTCAGTAAAAGATAAGATCGCTGGCGGTGCTATTCATGAGCACTTTGACAATGCGTTAATCGATGACATCAATGCAGTGTTGATAGATCTTAGACAGATTGGCATCGGTCCAGAAGATGGCTTTAGCATAACAGGCAACAGTGAAACATGGGCGGACTTTTTAGGCGAAGACAAGGCTATGCAAGAAAGCGTTGCTACGTTGGTTGCTCTAAAAGTTCGTCTTATATTTGATCCACCTGCAAGCGGAGCCATAACTGAAACAATCAACAAACAGATCGACAGACTCGAATGGCGACTCAATGTCAACTATGAGATAGGTGTTTAACATCTGCCCACAGACTAAAGAAAGGAGGCCGACGTGGATAAGATACCGTGGGACATTGTAGTCACGATCTTTTGCACGCTCTTTGCGTCAAGCGGATTCTGGACATGGGTTATGTCGAAACAGAAGAACAATAGCGCAGAGCGTAGAATGATACTGGGGCTTGGGTTCGCTAAGATCTGTGAACGCTGCACGTTCTACATTACTCGTGGTTACATAACCAGAGACGAGTACACAGATCTTAAGAAGTATCTGTACGAACCATACCGCGATCTTGGTGGTAATGGCACGTGCGAACGGTTAATGCAGGAAGTCGACAAACTTCCAATTAAACAGGATTAAGGAGGATGATCCAAAATGAATGAAATTCTTACAAACTTGATTGTAGCTGTTATCTGCGGGCTTATTGCTTGGCTGGTAAAGACAATTGTTCCGTACATTGAGACAAAGCTCAGATCCAAGCAGTATGCCTGGGCTGCGGACATAATCAACTATACGGTGCGTGCCTATGAACAGATGACAGATGGTCCGGGACAGGGCGACGAGAAGTTCCGATTGGTCATGGAACAGGTCCAAAAAGAACTGTCAAAATACGGAATCAAACTTACAAATACTCAGATTGCAACACTGATCGAAGCTGCGGTTCAGGCTATGAATGCTGAGCAGCTTGTCATTGGACTTGATGAGGACATACCTACAGATGAACAAGCATAATCAAGAAGTCTGTGCCAAAATGGTCATCGGTGCTGAGACCGGCGGTCAGGTTTATGGTGCTGGCCGCTGGGCTGATGTTAAGTTGCCCAAAATAGGATTGGAAGTAACTCTGACCCTCGGAGCTTACCAGTTTTACGGCAATGAGGGCCGTCAGCTTCTACAGATGATATTTGACTGGGCAGATGGACATGGACTAAACCTGAATAATTACGAAAGCATCAGATCTTATTTGAATGTGGATTGGGTTAATATCCAATTGGTTCCTGGCAAAATAGATAGGTATTTAATCTCCGACCTTATCTCGTCAGACATCGGTCGCCGAATGCAAACCGAATTGTTTTGTGATATTCAGTTACCTGCTTACATCAAGCGCGCCGAAGAATTTGGCGTTCACGATGACCCCGCCCAAATGATGTGGGTGGAGATTGAGCATGTAGGTGGAACCAAAGCCGCTAAACGTATATTCAAAAGATGCGACGGCGATTATTCTTTGGATAAGATCATGTGGTCTCTGAAGCAGGATCAAGCAGATCACTCATCAGAGAATCAGGCAGGCGATAATCTCTATTGGTCACGACACACGTTCTGTAGAGACTGTATCGAGAAGTATGCTGATCTGGATACAGATGTAGTGTACATACGAGTGGAGGAATAATATGAAAAAGATTCTTAATACATTATTGGCCTTGACTCTTGCAATGCTTATGATGTTTGTTTCGATTCCTTGTTACAGGGGGTTCTCGAGACCGAGAACATACTCACACAAAGTTGGTAGCATTTACAGAGTAGGAAATGGTAGAGGAGCCAGTAGATCACAGCGATGGTAATAATAGGAAGTGCAAGACATGACGAGAATTTTTGTTACTCTGATGGCCGAGCTGGCAATCAAACTGGTAACGAACTGGAGACTCAGGAATGGTATCCTCATCCGAAAGGTTGGCGAGTTCTTCGTTGCCGGGACTCAGTGAAAGCTGAGAAGATCGCAGCAAACATGCAGTACGCTTGCGACAATCCTCACATTGGCTACGACCAAAATGAGAATTATACTCTTTGGGACGTCGTAAAACATCTTGGTTTTGACTGCCGGTTAGTCAATACAAACTGTGAGACCGACTGTGCAAGACTTGTACGGGTTTGTTGTGCCTATGCAGGAATTATGGCTGAAGATTTCTATACAGGAAACGAAGCGTATCATCTGCTTGAAACTGGAGAGTTTGATGAGATTCCTCTGGCTGCTAATAATCCAGATTTGCTTCGTAGAGGTGACATTCTCGTTACTAAGACGAAGGGCCATACAGTTATTGTTGTAAAGCAGAGTGATCAACTTGAAGTTGACGACTTTGACGGCGTATACGTCGTTGTTGATTAAGGAGGAAATCAAAATGGCAGTAACATATAAGTTCCCTACTATTAAACGCGGTTCTGTCGGTGGCCATGTAGGAACTGTTCAGGCAATTCTCAAATCAAGAGATATTCTTGGTGTTGACGGAAAGCCGCTCAAGATCGATGGAGAAGCTGGCGACAATACAATGCACGCAATTAAGACGTACATTGAAATTCGCAAATCTCAAGGCGCAGATCTTGGCAGCAACGATGCTTGGGGGCCTAAGTGCTACGCGGATCAGAACTGGCCTAAAGCTTAAGGAGGCATAATGTTATCCAATACTGCGACTCCAAAGTATTACGGTAAATTTAGAGATGCCGTAATTCGAGGTGAGATTCCGGTATGTCAAGAGATTTCAATGGAGATGAATCGAATCGATGATCTGATTCGTGATCCACATTATTACTATGACGATCTTGCGGTAGAAGGCTGGATCGAGTTCTGTAATAATGAGTTAACCTTGACTGACGGACGTGATCTACACCTCCTGGATTCTTTCAAACTCTGGGGAGAGCAGGTTTTTGGTTGGTACTACTTCTCTGAACGTTCTGTATACCGCCGCAACAAGAATGGTAACGGTGGTCACTACGTTAAGATTAAAGAGAAGAAGCGCCTTACGCTTAAACAGTATTTAATTGTTGCTAGAGGGGCTGCCAAGTCTATGTATGGAAGTACGATTCAGAATTACTATCTGAACATTGATCCTTCCACTACGCATCAGATCACAACAGCCCCTACTATGAAACAGTCTGAGGAGATTCTATCTCCAATACGAACAGCTATAACCAGAGCAAGAGGGCCTCTGTTCCAATTCCTGACAGAAGGCTCATTACAAAACACAACCGGCAGCAGGGCAAATCGACAGAAGCTAGCATCGACTAAGAACGGTATCGAGAATTTTATTACCGGTTCACTTCTTGAGATCCGACCGATGTCAATTGACAAACTCCAGGGTCTCCGATGTAAATGTTCAACGATTGATGAGTGGCTTTCCGGAACGATTCGAGAAGATCCGGTTGCTGCTATTGAACAGGGTGCTGCCAAAGGTGGAATGGACGATTACTTAATCATCGCTACTTCTTCGGAAGGAACTGTGCGTAATGCTTCAGGCGATGAAATCAAAATGGAGTTAGAATCCATTCTTAAAGGAGAATACTACGCTCCACATGTATCTATCTGGTACTACAAGCTGGACGATATTTCAGAAGTATCAGATCCAGATATGTGGCTAAAGGCTAATCCTAATCTTGGATTGACAGTTACTTATGATGCATACCAACGAGATGTAGAACGAGCTGAGAAGGCGCCGGCTGCAAGGAACGATATTTTAGCAAAGCGTTTCGGTATTCCTATGGAGGGGTATACATACTTCTTCACTTACGAGGAAACCAAGACTCACCGACGTAGAAGTTTCTGGAACATGCCTTGTGCGCTTGGTCTTGACCTTTCTCAGGGCGATGACTTCTGTGCAGCGACATTCTTGTTCCCGTTATCTCGAGGATATTTCGGAATTAAAGTTAGAAGTTACATCTCTTCAAGAACTCTCGATCGACTACCAAAAGCGATGCGTGAGAAGTACAACACTTTCATGAAAGAAGGAAGTTTGGTTGTACTCGAGGGAACCACTATAGACATGATGGAGGTTTATGAAGACCTCGAGCAGTTTATAGAGGATTCCGGTTACGATGTTCGCTGTCTCGGCTATGATCCATACAACGCTAAAGAGTTTATTCAGCGTTGGGAATTAGAGAACGGACCTTTTGGAATCGAGAAAGTTCCTCAGGGCGTTAAAACTGAATCCGTGCCACTTGGCGAACT